GTCACCAAAAGAACCGGCAGTGTCTGCGGCAGCAGTTGACAAAATGCCGTTGGTGGCAACAGCAATAGTCACTGTGTTTGCGCCAGCAGTGTTGTCGATGTACAGGTCAAAAATTGTGCCTTTAACTGCTCCCAGTGCTGCTCCAAGCAACGTGCCTGTAGGCAGCGTAATAGCGGTTGCCGCAGCAGATGTAGAAGTAATGTAGCCAGTAGCAACTTCAGCAGCAGTGGCGGTTGCAGTGGCATTGATTGCGGCGGTCGTAGCATGCGTGACGCGGCCGGTTCCTGCAATATTGCCTGTGACGTTACCTGTGACGTTACCTGTGACGTTACCTGTGACGTTGCCTGTGACGTTGCCCGTAAGATCGCCAACAAAACCATTGGTGGACGTGACTGGGCCGGAGAAGGTGGTTGATGCCATGATTTTTCCTTACATGCAAGTTGGGGCGTATCTGTCTGCATGTCGTCAGCCGGGACTGTCAGATACACCGGAGGACCCCGGAATGTGTTCAATATACACGATCTATGTAGAATGTCAATATGCCGTACAAAGACCCAATTAAAAAAAAAGAAAAACAACAAGAGTATTCCAAAAAATATTACGCTGACAATACGCAAAAAGTCAAAGACGCTACCAAAAAATCAAACGGCGCATTTAAGGTGAAGTGGAAAGAATTTAAAGCTACTTTGTCATGCCTTGAATGTGGGGCTGACCATCCGGCGATTTTGGATTTTCACCATATAGACCCAGAAATGAAGAACGCCAGCGTGCACGCGCTAGTAAAAGCTAAAAGTTACAAAAAGGCACTGGAAGAAATACAGCAGTGCATAGTGCTGTGTTCAAACTGCCATAGGGTTTATCACTACAACGAACGTCATGCCGAAAAAGCTGTGCATAAAAAATGAATAATAAGTGGGGGCCGAAGCCCCCACTTAAATCACTCTTCAACGCGAGTAATAACGTAATGCGTTACGTTGCTTGGCTCTTCCGCCTCAGCTTCGTCTTCTGACTCTTCGTCTTCAACGTACTCAATGTATTCCACAAAATCATCAGATTCTTCGTCATATACGTACCAAGTATCTGTTTCTTCGTCGAGCCAATACCAAGCATCAGTTTCTTCGTCGTAAACGTACTCTTCGTCTTCGCCAAACTCGACACCTTCGTCTTCGTCAAATTGATTGGCAAGAAACTCTTCAGTCACGTCATATTCAACAGCCCAGCCGTAGTTCTTTTGGAACTCGATGAACTCTTGGATGATTTGTGCTTTTTCAAAATCATCTGTTTCAATGGTCACTTTATCTGAATTCCAATCCCAATCGCCAATTTCAATTTCAAGCTTATACATGAAAAACTCCTTTAATTTGATGCAGCCCGATGCCGCAAAACAATCCTACGGAGTCTTTATGACTGTTGCAAGACTAATAAAAAAGGGGCACAAGGCCCCTTTTTATGTTTTCCAATTGCTTATACAGCGCCGGGAGAACCGTAGATACCACGTGGATCGCTGAAGCCAAAGCTGTAGCGCTCACGGGCCTTGTATCGAACGTTACCTGTTTCAAAATCGCCTTCAAAAGCAGTTTTGACAGGGGAACGGTTGAACATCTTCAGGCCATTAGGTGCGTCAGTCAACAAGAAAAACGCATCAGTGTCTGTCAAGTAATGATTGACAACATAGCCTTCAGGGATCAAGCCCATGGACACAATCGCATTGATGTCGTTATCCGCTGTTGCAACACGCAAAGAAGTTTTCATCAAACGCTCAGCAGTAAACTGAAGTTCTTTTGGAACAACCAGTTTGCGAGCGGTCAATGCTACTTTCAATCCACGTTCATCAGTGAATGCAGCAATATCAATAATGCCTTGTTCCAGTGAGGTCTCATTCAAATCGGCAGCAACTGTTGGACGATTTGCAAGTCAGGACCCATTGCAGTAGGGTGAGCAGTGGACATCAAAGCCACGCCGTCGCCGCCTGCAAAAGTACCACCAGTGAAACCATTGTTCAACACTGACGCAGCTTTTACCTGCTTGGTGTTAGACATAGAACGGGCCAGTGCTTTGGTGTAACGCACAGACAAACGGTCGTAGAGGTTATCTTCAATCGCTTCTTCTGTTAACGCAAACGCCATGGCAATGGTCTCATGGGTGTAGCGAGCGGTAAACGATTCCTGAGCGGTATCGTATGCCATGCCAGCACCCTCTGTTTTCACAGGAGCAGATCCAAAGCCAGTCAACATGACCTCTTCTTCAAAAGCACGGTCAGATGTCTCAATAGAGAAAATCTGCTCATGCTCATTTTCATAACGCTTGTACTCCAAACCAAACAAAGCGTTCAGTCCGGGCTCAAGTTCCTTAACCAGTTGGGAACGGGTAATTGCCATGATTTATCTCCTTATTGACCAGCAACACCTGCACTACCGTACACGTGTTCGTTGATCTTGACTACCACCACGGCATTAGTGCCGAAATCATTGTTGACATCGTTGTACAAGCCAACAACCTTCAAGTTCAATGCTGCTGTTGTTGCCAACGTGCTAGAGTTTAACTCCATGGTAGAGATACCAGTAGTAGTGCTGCCGCCGGTGCCAACAACATCGGCATTATTGCCAACGTTAGCTGCCACAAATCCTGCATCACACTGAACCAAGAACAACTGATTGGGATCATCTATTACATCAGCAACAATTTTACCTGCTGTGATGTTGACAGAGCCCGGATAGAAGTTCTTAAAAGTTGGTTTGCCTGTAGTGGGATCAATATAGTTGCAACCATTGAACACGCCTACCGCAGCAGTGTGTGTAGCTGGAAGAAACCGAGTAATGAATCCACTTGCAAGGGCTACCAAGTCACCCTGAAAAATTGTCCCGGCCTGATTATCAGCAATCTCATAGCCATACTGCTTTTGAGCACCAGTAGCTGAAAGATTACCAATAGCACGCAGACCAAAGGCTTTATCGATATTAGCCATTTAAATCTCCTAAAGAATTGAAGTTATCAGTCTTACGACTGACGGAATGTTGTGCGAGAACTCCGTTCTGGAGCCTGAAGCCGCATTGAAGAGTGTGCGTTTTCACGCATCATCTCATTGTCCACCGCATGTAACTGGTCCTGTGCCTTTTTACGGAAATAAGCATTTCTCTCGTCAGCCGTTTCATCAGGAATCCTAGCGAGTAAAAGTCCTCCAACAGCAACAACTCCGGCATGTTTGCCGTCGTCCATCGTTGGGAGCATACCTCGATATTCCTCAGGAAGATCTTCAAGACGGACAAGTTCATATCCCTCACGAAGCTTGCTGTAAATGTTTTGGTTGTCAAAATTTCCATTGACCTCTGCGCGAAGCCAACGGTGCTTATACCCCTCAGGGGCAGGTGGTGCATCTAAGCGAGAAGGGGGACTCCAAGGCTTGCGACGAGTTTCTTTTTCCCGAGTTTCGGAAGAACGAGCGGCTCTATCGATAGTAACTTTTTCAACCATGACTTACTCCTTTACGTACTTAGCATACTCTTCAAGAGGTACACCCAATTTTTTTGCAATGGCAACCTGACTCGGCGATAACCGGACAGTTCTGCGCGCACTATTAATTCCGGAACTCCGGCTGGCAGGGGCAACAGCAGGCGCGGCACGCTGTTGTCTGATTTGAGAAGCAGAACCTGAGTTCTGAAAACGACTTGGAAACTCCGTTTGGAGCCTCCGATCAAGCTCAGTATAGTATTCATCAGAATTAGGGTCAACCCCCTCTTGACTCACCAACGTCTCGTGTATGCCCCATGCTGCATAGGTCATTACACGGTCTTGGCCAAACCAAGGATTGCGCTCTGCCCATTCTTCCGCTTGAGGGCTAGGAACGGCCCGTTGAGGCGGCTGATAAACCGGTGCTGGCTGCTGATAATTCTGTTGCTGTGGCTGTTGCTGATAAGCTTGAACCTGCTGCTCCTGACTCTGTAACCATCCAGCAACTTGACGCTGCTCCATGGTCAAATCCGTCAAACGTTGGTTGGCTTCCGTCTCTGTATCAATGTCGCCCTCTTCACGGGCCTTGCGAATAATAGACCTTAACGCCGTCTGCTGAGTGTCAAGCCGTGTTTTGGCTTCATTCAGTCGGCTGTAGTCCGTGTGAACCAGTTTTTGTTGAAGCGTCTGAGTCTGTGTTTGCAGTCCTTTGGCATATTCCACCGCAGCTTGTTCACGGCGCTCGGCCTCCCGCATGCGGGCGGTAAGCTTGGAGATACGCTTTTGGACGTTATCGCTGATAGTTTCCAGCTCTTCACGATTAGAAGGAACAGCGTTTTGTTCCTCACTGCTGGAGTCAGATGTTTCAAAAACTTCTGTTTTATTGGTCTCTGGGAAAGAAACGTCCGTTTCAACCTCGTTTTCACCTAGATCAAACTCTAATTGTGTGTCTGTTGCTGTTGCCATTAATTACCTCACATGTGCAGAATGTCTTCTGGGTCGTTTATTGTGGCTAAAACCTCGTCATCGTTAAGAATCCGGATTTCACCCCCGTCAATGGCCATACGCGCACCCGCGTAACGGCCAAAAATAATCCAATCCCCCTTCTTGCACCAAGCGCCAGTAGGGAATTTGACTTCGTCCTTGTAGGCCAATGGGCCAGTTGACAAAACGTAAGCACATGTGGTCGTAAGTTGTTGGCGGTCAAGCGTTTGATCCGATAGTTCAATTCCGCCTTTGGTTTTCCGCGCTCCACGGTACGGTAAAACAATCACCCGCCAACCCGTTGCCACAGGAAGGTGTTTTGAAATAGTTTCAACTTGATCTTGACGGTCTTTTTTGGCCTTAGACAATGCAAGCGCATTGGCAGCCTCATCTTCTTTGGCAGCTTGTGCCCATTTTGTTTCTAGCGCAGTGGTTTCTGTCATGTTGGCCCTCATTGATTGGAATTCTTGCTAAGAAGCTCTCTT